TCCAGAAGGTGGCAAAGTATCTAGGGCATCGGCCATCATGCCAGATATCGAAGCCGGTAACGTGTATCTTCCGCGAAACGTTGGATGGATTGACGACTTCTTGCATGAATCGAACAGCTTCCCACGTGGTTCTCATGATGATCAGGTGGATGCAATGACGCAGGCGCTACGGAGAATGATGTTCAGTGATAACCTATCAACGATTGATCCGTACGCACAGAAGAAGATAGATAGTCACCTTCCCGATGCACTTCGAGAAGAAGATCCGATAACAAACGATTGGTACGTGATGTGACCAGTACCAAGTTAGTACCAAGTTTCAACCTTCTTTCAAGTAACTTTCAAGTAACTTTCAAGTAACTTTCAAGTAACTTTAGAGTAATAAATGAAAGTTACATAAAAGTTACCGACAAGTTAAACCGCAACATAGTGACTAATTAGATATATTTAGCTACAACATAGCGTCAAAATAGCAACATAACAGGGCCATTCACTTTGAATGGCTCTTTTTGCTTTAAAAACGCTTGGTAATACGTTTGCAATTCGATTCTAATTGCAACCGCGATAGATGACAGCCAAAAGCATTAAAACGTCTTAGAAGTTGCGTTTTTATCGAATAAGAAAGGGTGATCGAATTGCCTGCAATTACTGACTTGCCAATTTGGACAGATCTTGGATATGAGCTTAGAACACAAGGAACAACCGACACAACACCTACAACATACACTTATTCCGGTAGTTTGAATGGGTATGTGTTCAAAAATGATGGCGGTGTGAATATTTCACTTGGGATCAATGGCGGATCAACGGTAACTGTTATTCCGGGCGAAGTTGTAAACGCAATTATTCCGATCGCATCGTTCACGATCAATGCAGCATCCGGTGTATCATCTTGGACGATGCGAGCATTTGAGCAATTTGGGAATACAGGTGTTACATCAGCACTTGCAACGCTTCAAAAAGCAGCCGTTGCTACAGGTAACGGAACAGTATTAGACGTTTCAAATTACTCAACACTTGTACTTAACATTGTATTCTCTGGTACAGCAACTGTAGTCACAGAAAGTTCAGTTGACGGTACAAATTGGGATGTAATCAACGGATATTCTCTTGTTTCGGGGTTCGTCAATATTCAAGTTTCATCACTTACAACTAATTCTCGCGTTCGTTTTCATGTTGGTGGACTAAAATATTTCCGAGCGCGTATCTCCTCTTGGACAAGCGGAACGGTTGATGTACTCGCAGAATGCACAAGTGCGACAGGTGTTTTTACACCGAACACAGTCTTAGCATCTGACGCGCAATCAACAGCAGGATATCACCCAGTTAATGCAGGATACTTGTATGGATTCAACGGAACAAACTGGGATAGACTTCGTACTGGTGGTACTGGAATATTAAAAGCGAATCTGAACAACTCGTCAGGAACAGAGATTCTCGCGAACTCATTTTCTGATGGAAGCTCAGGCTCAAATGCACTTCCGTCCGCTTTAGTTGGTTACAATGGTGCTACTTTTGAACGCATTAGAACAGTAAATACAGGTCAACTTCGTACTACAATTTATAGCACATCTGGAACTAGTGCAGATGTATTTTCAACAAATTCTGATGGTGTATTGGCTGCATATGGACTTGTAACATACACTTATCCTTATTTGTATAATGGCTCAACATTTGACCGAGCAAGAAATAATTTAAGTGGTACTTCACTGGCGTCAGCGTCAAGAACATCAACAGCAAACTCTGGTATTTTTACCAACTACAATCATAGAGGTATTGTTTTAATTTTGAACGTTACAACTGCGAGTGGAACAGGCGGTTTGCAGGTTCAAATTCAAACCTATGATTTTATTGGCGCGGTGTATAAAGCAATTAATACTGCACCAACTGCGGTTACAACTACAGGTCAATATGTGTATATGCTATACCCGGGAGTGGACTCAACAAACAGTAACAATGCTCAAAACGTTTCCCAAGTGCTTCCACAACAATTTCGAGTTTCAGTAACACATGGTGATTCTTCAAGTTACACATATTCTGTTTCTTACCAAATGATTCTTTAAGGCGGTGACAATATGGAATTTAAACTTTTTAAATACACTAATCGCTTCGAATCCACTTGCACCGATACTGACGGAACAGTTTGGCATACTGGTGTGTGGGGATTGGACTGTGAGCCAATTGACATTAAACGCGAAGCAATTTTATTAGCAGAAGAAGCAAAAGCAAAAGCAACAGCAGAACCGGAAGAAATTACGGTTGCAGATGAAAAGAAGAAATAGAAACGAGGGATAAAAAGTGAAATCCCTATTGAATATGGATAATGAAGCGCTGTTTGGAATCATTAAGAAAGATTTTCGTGATTCCTTATCGGCGCTTTCTGTTTATCATGCCGAATGGCGAGAATATGACGAGTTTTATATGGGTCAGCATTGGAAGGTACAGCGTCCAGACTGGCGACCTAATCCGGTTGTAAACTACATTTCCTATGTGATTGACCAAAAAGCACCACAGATCACTCAGCAACGTCCTTCTGGAATTCTTTATCCAACGCATCCACAGGATGAAGAAGCAGCGCGAATCTTTTCACAGGCAACGGAAGTTGTTTCGGATCGGTGTAACTTGGATCAGATCGTTGATGAAGTCGTTCGGACAGGATTGCTCTTAGATATCTCTTGGATGAAAGTCTATTGGGATAACAGCATCATTGGCGGTTCATATGAACGAATGAATCAATATCAGGGCGATGTAGTGATCGAAACGGTCGATCCAACGAATCTTTACTTTGATCCGGCCGCAACGCATATCGAAGATTGCAATTATGTTGTTTATGCGGTTGTGAAGTCTACTGAATGGGTAAAAGAGTATTGGGGAGTAGACGTTCCCCCGGAAAATACAAGTGAAACCGACATTTATAATCGTCCAATTCTCAATAACAACTCAACCAAAAAGGTTACGTTTTATGAGTATTGGTATAAAGAAGATGGTGGACTTCACGTAATCTATGCTGCAGGAAACAAAGTGCTAAAACACATTCGAAATGTGTACAAGCATGGTCGCTATCCGTTCGTTCCGTTTGTTGCGAAGAAGAATCGGAAGTCTATTTTAGGTATTTCCGAGTGCCGAAACCTGCTGAACAACCAAAAATTGCTTAATAAATTGGTGGAAATACCGGTTGTGAATGCACTTTTGGTAGCGAATCCAATCATGTTAGTAAGCGGATCAAGCGGAATTGATGCAAATAAAGTCACTTCGAAGCCGGGTCAGATCTGGACGGTTCGTGATGATGGTGCAGGTGTTCGATACTTGAATCCTCCTGTACTTGGCGGAGAAGTATTCCGAATGATTGACCAGATGAAAGAGTTTATGGAACGAATCGGCGGTGTATATGATGCAAACACCGGTGAAACTCCGGGTGGAGTAACCGCAGCATCAGCAATCGCGCTATTGCAGGAACAAGGTTCGATTCCAATTAAGTCCATTACTCGTAACTTGTATGCAACACTCAAAGAAGTGTATGAGCAAATGGTCGAACTCATTAAAGAGTTTTATACCGAAACGCGATATCTTCGTGTCATGGGTAAAGACGGTAAATTTAAATTCATGGAATTTAACGCTTTGAAATACAAAGAAATTGATTTTGATATCAGGGTGAGTGCGGGTGCATCTACACCATCCAGCAAAGCGTATGTTGCACAGCTTGCGCAGGATTTATTTCAGCAAGGGTTGTTATTACCTTCTGAATACGTGGATATGCTTGAAAACGTGCCAAACAAAGATAAAATCGTTGAACGATTACGTCAACGTGAATCGCAGGAACAACCGCAGATGCAGCAACAACAAGCGCAACCTGCACCACCATCACAGCAAATTCCGACATTATCCGACATTTATCAGCAAGCACCTAACGATTTGAAGATGCAAATTGATATGTTGAAGCAGCAAGGCGCAACGGATGATCAGATCATGCAATTGATCATGGGTGGTGGTAATAATGCCGCATAAAACAGCAGCATGGCAGCGTAAAGAAGGGAAAGATCCGGACGGAGGATTAAATGCCAAAGGACGGGATTCTTATAACAAGGAAACAGGCGGTAACTT